CAAAAGGCAATTGAGGTGCTTGGGCAAAGATATTCTAGTATCTTACATGCCGATAGTTTATTATTTAATAATAAAAATTAGGTTATGAAAAATTATTCCATCTCTGACAAAGTTGCTGTAGTATTAGCTTGGATATTAGTACAAACCGTTATTGGTATTGCTGCTATTTATTTAATAAAAATATGTACAAGTGATTTGGCTTTTGTCTCTATTTGTATTGCTCAATTTGCTGCTTGTTATTTTTGGTCTCAAAAAATGGCTAGTGAAGTTCGAAAAGTATTTAATTTTTAAGTATATACATAGTAGATAAGTAGGAGAGAGGTAAGCGGTATATTTATTACCATGAGTAATTATAAAATTAAACTTGAAGATAAAGCAGCCTTTTTAAACCGCTTGGAAAAGCAAGGTATTGCTGTGGATAGTTTTGATGTTAAAGATGATAAATTAAAAGGTTATTTTGAGTTTACTATAGATGATCCCGAAGTGAATAATGTTGTAAAAACAATATTAAGGCAATCCCCTAAAATAAACAGGGTAAAAGAAAATAAGATTACTAAATCTCAGCTAATTCAGATTGTTCGTGAAGAATTAAATAGGTTATCAAAATAACTTCTTTGGAAGTGCAAGATTTTTTTCATATTTTTTACATACAAACGTTTGGAAAATGTTTGAGAATTGGGAGGAAGAGAGAAGGAATGAGGGAACATAAAGAATCATATATTTATATATAAACATATATTATGAGATATAAAAACAACGTATTAGATAAATTAACTCAAACCGATAATCTAGTTAATCGTCTTGCTGTTCAAGTAAATAGGAATATTCCTCAACACGAAATTCTTGAAACTCTTACTCTTTTAAAAGAACAAATCGAACAAACTAGAGAAATGGTTTCTATTGAGCATGATGAATTTGCTCAACAATTTTCACAAAGATAATTATTTATGATAACAGCGTTATGGGTGATTGGTATTCATCTACTTGAATTATTATTAATTGGTGGATATTTACTTATTAAGAAAAATAATGCTCTTGAAAAAGTAGTTTCTGATCAACAGCAATATATTGATGCTATAAGTATCATTATTGAAGATTCTAGTAATACTATTCAAGAACTTGATGCTCGTGGAGCATTTGAAGCTGATGATGAAGTTGGTACTTTTTTTAGAAATTTAAAAGAAATACAAACTGTCTTAAATCAGTTTAATGCTCGCAAAAACTAATTTGGTTTCGGTATTTTCTGTTCATATATTTTCTATATTAAACACTAAATACTATGGAATATTACTACGAAGACGATCTAGATGTCTATTTAGATAGTGAGTTAGGTAAAATACAACTAAATAAAAGAGGACAACCCCGCCGCCGCAAACCAAAAGAACCTCGCATTTATTTTACTCAAGAAACCGAAGATGCTATTATTCGTTATTTAGCCTCTGACGATCAGAATTTTAGAAATAAAGTTTATAGGGAAGAAATTGAGTATGCTTTTTATAAATTAGCAGAAAATATTATTCATACCTTTAAATTCTATTACACAGATTCAGATACAATAGAAGACTTAAAACACGAAGTAGTTACTTTTCTTCTTGAAAAACTCCATCTATATAATCAGGATAAGGGTAAAGCATATTCTTATTTCGGTACTATTGCTAAACGTTATCTTATAATATATAATGAAAAAAACTATAAGAAACTACAAACACAAACAGAAATTGAGGAAATAGACGAAGATAGAAATATACTATACGAAACAATTCGTGCTTCAGAAGAACAAGTAGACCCTAATACATTTATAGATCAATATGTAAAATATATTGATAAACATTTATCTATATTATTTCCTAAAAAACAGGACGCTAAAACGGCAGACGCTATTATTGAATTATTTCGTAAACGTGAATCACTAGAAATATTTAATAAAAAAGCATTATACATTTATATCCGTGAAATGACTGATGTATCTACACCTCAAATCACTAAGATTACTAAAAAATTAGATAAATTGCGTACTAAATTATATAATGAGTATTATATACACGGATATATAAAGATTTAGGAACATTATATTTATTATCAAACGCGATTTATGGCTAATTTTGACGATATAAAATTATTCGGTAAAACGTCATTATCAGATATTTTTCAACAAGCACACAAACGTACTAAAGATACTGATAAGCAGATTAACGAATTAATTGATGCTCTTAAACCTCTTGCATCATCTAACGCAGGTTCTGCAGTAATGTTAATGCCTACTGTTAAAGATTTAATTGATGTTAATGTAAAAAACAACGAACAATTAATTAAAATGGCAGGAATTGCGCAGCGTGCTGCCACTACTACAGCATCTAATAATGCAGATTCATTCTTCAACCCAGAAGAAATACAGCAATTATTAGAAGAACAACGAGCTGTACAAATTGAGGGGCAAAAATTATTAGAGCAAACCGAGATTATTCAACACCAAATTGAGAATAAATGAGGATAAGAGAAAATTTGGGTACTATAGTTGCTGCTACTTCTCCAAATCGCCCATCTGCAACTTCTTCTAATAAACCTCAGATAGGAAAAGTATATGGTGTGATAACTACAGAAAATACTCCTACTAAAGAATTATTTAAAAAATATGGAGGATGGAGTGGAATAGGTACTGTATTTTATCTTGATTATGAACAGTCTAAAAATTTAGTAGTAGCTGATTTATCTGTATGTAAAATTGCTCGCCCTATTCATGCTAGTAACCAAAATTATCCCTTAGTAGGAGAATTAATTCATTTAACTGATGCTCCTTCTCCTATCAGTCAAGAAAGTAATAATAATAACACAGAAAAATATTATACAGGAACTATTAATTTATGGAATAATAACCAACAAAATGCTCCTGGAGAAGGTAGTTTAGGAAAAACATTTAATGAAAATGCTGATGTAAGAAATTTAATATCATTTGAAGGAGACAGGATATATCAAGGTAGAAAAGGTAATGGTATTAGATTTGGACAAACAGTTAAAACAAAAGCAGATATAAATGAATGGAGTAGTATAGGAAATGATGGTGATCCTATTACTATTTTAGTTAATGGGTATGTAACAACAGATAAAAAATCTTTAAAACCTAACGTTGAAGAAATAAATAAAGAATTATCATCTATTTATCTTACATCAACCCAAAAACTTCCCCTTCAACCTGGAGCTTTAATTAGAAATCCTGTTTTTTCTCCTATTAGTGTTAATGATTATATTAACCCACAAATTATTTTAAACAGTGATAGAATCGTTTTAAATACTAAAAAAGACGACATAATATTAAATTCTAGTGGGTTTATCGAATTAAGTACCGATAGTGTTATTAATTTAAATAGTGCTGGGTGGATTCATTTAAACATAGAATCTACAAATAAAGATTCAAAAATATTATTAGGAACTAAAACAGATAATACATTCCCAGATAATCCAGTATTATTGGGAGAAGAAACACATGAAATATTATCTGATATGTTGGTAATGTTAAAAAATCTTGCTTTTTATTTAGCATCAACAATATCAGTAACAGAAGGATCAGCAATTCCTTCTGTCAATGATGCTGGTGAACAATTATTTAGTGATGTACTTAGATTACAATCTAAATTAGAAAAAGAAAACCATTTGTCCAAAAAAGTATTTACAGTATAATGTCTGAAACAACAATAGCAAATATTAAACCACCAACCCCTCCATCTACAGGAGATGTTTCTAGCTTAGTACCTACTAGTACGGTAAATACTTTATCTAAATCTACTTCTCCTACAACGTTTGGAGATCAAATACCAAAACTAGCCGCTCAACAGGTATTAGTAGCGGCTACTAAAAGTAAGTTAGCTAATTTATATAAAGAAAAAGCAGCATTAATTTTAGAGGAAAAACAATTAGATATACAACATCAAATTACTTTATCTAAACTTGAAAAAGCTAAAACTCCTAAAAAACAAATTCAAAATGGACAAACAGTAGAAATACCTGCTGAAATAACTGAGGAAGAATATCAAGCTGCTCTTATAGTAGAAAATGGAACAAAAAAATATATAGAAGAGGGAGGTACCCCACCTGGTACTTTAAATGGACAACAAATTAAAGGTAATTACCCCACTGCTAAAGAAAATTTACAGAAAAGAAAAGAAGCAAACCAAAAAGCAATTGATGATATTTTAAAAGATCCATTTAAATCTCAAAAAGATAAAGCAAAAAAACGTAAAGCAAAATCAAAAGAAAGAATAAAAAAAACAAAAGCAGAAAGAAGAGAGGCTAGAAAGAAAAAAACAAAATCTGTTTTAAGAGGAGCTAAAGCTGCAAAATCTTTAGTTCCTATTATTACTCTTTCTCTTGTAAACAGAATAGCTGCTGTTATAGCTCAAAACGACAGGATTGGTAAATTAGTAGATGATACTAATGCTATAATAACAGAAGCAAACTTATCTAATAATCCAGTTAAATTACAAAATGCTAAGTTAGCTAGAGATAATGCTGTTAGAATTATAACAGATAATGAAAATAAAATAAGAAGAATAAATGGTGACATTCAAAGAATATCAACATATATTACAATATTCAATATAATAGTTAATGTAATTGGCCCTAGAATATTAGGTCTTCCTGCTACATCTCCTGTTGATGGTGTGTCTCCTGTTAAAGAAGAATTTAGAAAAAGATCATATGAACCTGCCGTTAAAACACTAAACGGATTAACTACTTATTTACCTACAATATTATTAAGTTTAGAAAAAGCAATCCAGATATTAAATGATTATAAATCTCAATTATTAAATATTAATGGTGAAATAGATAACGCCGCTACATCATCTGATTTATTCTTAACAGACCCAACAGGAACATTTGGAGAATATAAAGGATTCAAATTTGCTATAAAAGAAGAAGAAAATCCAAAATTTGTTGTTAGAGGTTATAAACGCCGTTATGCTGTTGCTATTAATAAAAGGAACATCGAAGCATTGAAAAGTGATTATTCATTTACATTAGATCCAAATGACTTAATAGATCAATTAAAATTAATAATAGACCAACGAAATCTTCAAGCCTAAAATATTTATTTATATGAATGCTAAACTATTTAAAAAATTAATTAAAGAAGCCGTAGTTGAGGCTATCTATGAAGAATTGCCTGACATTATTAATGAAGCTTTAACTAAACAAAACAAACAAGCATTACGTGAAAATAAAACAGTAAATTTTACTAGTGCTGACATAGCTCCATTATCCGGAGATGTACGTAGTTCATTAATGGCTAAAATGGGAGCTGAGTTTGGGTTTCAACAACCTCAACGCAATGATTTAAAAGTTATTGATGCTGTTGATCCATCAACTGGTGAAAAAGTTAATCCTTATTTAGCCTTTATTAATGATGCAGCAAATAATATGACACCAATGGATAGATCAGGATTAAGAAATCTAGAATAATATGCCTACACCTCAAACTATACGCGTAAATCCTTTAGATTTACAAGGAAATATTGCTATTGGGGTATCTCTACCTTTTAATGGACCCGCTGGGCCATTTAATAGTACATATAGTACTAAAGACCAAATTAAATCTAATTTAATTAATTTAGTATTAACTACTCCTGAGGAAAGAATAATGAATCCTGAATTTGGATGTGATTTAAGGAGAGTATTGTTTGAAGGCATAAATGAAGATTTAACAGAATCTGTTCAAAATATTATATCAACTAGTGTATCTGCCTTCATACCAGAAATAATTCTTACGGAAATAAACGTTGATTCTCGCCCAGATGAAAATTCAACATATATTACTATTAAATATAGATTAAGAATTTCACAAGAAGCGGATCAAGTAACATTACAATTTGTATAAAATGGCCAATAACAACGTATCATATTTAAATAAAACGTTTAGCGAGTTTAAAAGCAATCTTATAAACTACGCTAAAACTTATTTCCCTACAGTTTATAATAACTTCTCCGATGCTAATCCTGGAGGAATGTTTATAGACATGGCTGCTTACATAGGTGATGTTACTTCATTTTACTTAGATACTCAAACACAAGAAAACTTTTTATTATACGCTAAAGAAAGAGAAAATTTATTTGCTTTATCGTATATGTTAGGATACCGTCCTAAAGTATCGTATGCTGCTAGCACTACAGTTGATATATTTCAATTAATACCTACTATAAATTCTGGTGGGAATTTAGTACCTGATTATAGTTATGCCCTTGTTGTTCCTGAAAATACAACTGTTACTTCAAATACAAACAGTACACAATTTATAATAACAGACACTGTAGATTTTAGCAACACAGACGATACTGAAGTGTCGTTTGTAGATGAAAATTACTTTCTACTTAAAAAACAAGTGCGAGCTATTTCGGCTACTATAAGAACATCAACATTACCTTTTTCTGCCCCTCAAAAATTCTCTGTTACTACTATCACAGACACAAATATTTTACAAATATTAGACGCAACCGATAGTCAAGGTAATAAATGGTATGAAGTACCTTATCTGGCACAATCTACTATATTTGACAAAGCAATAAACCCTACATCAGGAAGTGATGGAGTACCTTATCTAGTACAATTAAAAAGAGTACCTCGTCGATTTGTATCTAGATTTTTATCGGATGGGGTATTACAGCTTGAATTCGGAGCAGGCCTATCTAATATATCTGATGATAATATATTGCCTACCCCAGATAATATTCAACTTGGATTAGTACCCGGTATTTCAAGTCTATATAATAATTTTAATAAAGCATCCGTATTTTATACTCAAGAATATGGATTAGCTCCAACAAGTAACATAACAGTTAGATATCTTGTAGGTGGAGGTGTAGAAGCAAATGTACCTGCTAATTCTTTAATTACAATTGATCAAACAACATCTTATTTTAAGAATACCACTACTAATCCTGCTTTAGAAGCTTTTATAAGACAAAGTTTAGCATCAACTAATCCTATAGTAGCATCTGGTGGAAGAGGAGGAGACCAAATTGAAGAAATTCGTAATAATGCGTTATATGCTTATCAATCTCAATTACGTGCTGTGACTAGAGAAGATTATATGATAAGAGCATTATCTCTTCCTTCTGAATATGGTAGTATAGCTAAAGTTTACGTAACCCAAGATGTTGCTAGAGAACAATTACCTACTCCAACCGTAGCAACTACTGAAGGTCGCAATCCATTATCTTTGGATATGTATATTTTAGGTTATGATAGTAATAAAAAATTAACAACAACCTCTACTACATTAAAACAAAATTTAGCATCGTATATAAATGAATTTAGAATGGTAACTGATGCTATCAATATCAAAGATGCTTTTTATATTAACATAGGTGTTAATTTTGATATAGTAGTGCAAAGTGGATTTAATAATAATGATGTTGTAACTAGCTGTATTAATGCTTTAAGAAATCATTTTAATATTGAAAAATGGAATATTAACCAACCTATTATCCTTTCAGATATTACTGCTCTATTATTAAGAACAACTGGAGTACAAACAGTAACTAAAGTTGAAATAATAAATAAACAAGGTGGAAATTATTC